CCCATTTTTTGCAAGATGGGCGCAAGGGTCACCTATCTCATTTCTGAGATCGAGGCCTACGAGCGGCGCGTATCGCGTCACTCCACCTTCACCGCGGCCTATCAGTGAGGAAGGAAGTGATCATGACCAACATCACCATCTTCCCCGCCGACATCGCAGAGATGTCCGTCAGTCAACTCGCGCAGTTGACGCCGGTTCAAAAACTGGAAGTCGACGTCAACCTGGAAAAAGCCATCGCCTGGCTGAAACAGGCGCGCACCAAGTTTGATGCCGCCTTGAAGCAGTGCTACGAAGAACAGGCCAAGGCTGCGCTGCTGGAGTCCGGCCGTGACTTCGGCACCGCGCATATCAGCGACGGCCCACTGCAAATCAAGTTCGAATTGCCCAAGAAAGTCGTCTGGGATCAGAAGCTCTTGAGCCAGATTGCCGAGCGCGTTGTGGCTTCCGGCGAGCAAGTCAACAGCTACATCGATGTCAAGTTGGCTGTGTCGGAGTCCCGCTACACCAACTGGCCACCGGCGCTGCAAAGCCAATTTGCCGGCGCACGCACGGTGGAGGCTGGCAAACCGAGCTTCACCCTTTCTCTAGACCCACTGGAGTCCTGATCATGTCCCAAATCATCCCATTTGAATTTGAAAGTCACGCCCTGCGCGTCAACCTGGACGCCGCTGGGCAGCCTTGGTTTGTCGCTGCTGACGTGTGCGCGGCACTCGATTTGCCTGAAACCCACAAGGCCATTGCCCGTTTGGATGATGACGAAAAGGGACGGAATTCAATTCCGACCCCTGGTGGTCTGCAAGAGATGTCGGTGGTCAACGAATCCGGTCTTTACAACCTGGTGTTGGGTAGTCGAAAGCCCGAAGCCAAACGGTTCAAGCGTTGGATCACCCATGAAGTGCTGCCGTCGATCCGCAAAACCGGCGCATATGCGGCGCCCATGCCGGTCACCGCATTGCCGGCGCCAACACAGGATCGGGTCACAGCATTGCTGCTGATCGGAGAAGCCGTCGCCAGGGTTCCAGGTGTCAAGCATGGCGTTGCCATGGCTGCCACATTGACCTGCATCCATGAAAACACCGGCCTTGCCATTGAAACCATGCGCAGGGCATTGCCCACGAACGACGAGCCAATCGCCGCCATGAATCCGACCAAGCTGGGACAACACCTGGGCATGGCCGCTCGCAGCGTCAATGCCCGCTTGGCTGCAATGGGTTTGCAACTGCGCAATGAGCGTGACGAATGGGAGCTCACTGAAGCAGGTCAGGCATGGGGTGAGGCGCTGCCGTACTCCCGCAATGGTCATTCGGGCTACCAGATTCTCTGGAACCCGGCGGTGATCGATCAGATGAAAGAGGTGGCGTGATGGCACTCCCAATCATCTCTGCCGAAGAACGGATGTCTGAGAAGCGCTGCGCCAAGATTGCCCTGATCGGGATTCCTGGTTCCGGCAAGACATCGCAGATCCGCACGCTTGATTCCCGCAAAACCTTGTTCGTTGACTCTGAGGCCGGGGATCTCTCAATCCTTGACTGGCCAGGCGACACATTGCGCCCACGCACCTGGCCCGAGTTTCGCGACCTGGTTGTGTTCCTGGCCGGTCCGATGCCAACGGCCAGCGCCGATCAGGCGTTCTCGCAAGCCCATTTCGAGCATGTCTGCGAAAAGTTTGGCGACCCGGCGCAACTCGCCAAGTACGACACCTATTTCGTTGACAGTCTGACCGTGCTCTCGCGCCTGTGTTTTGCCTGGTGCAAGACGCAGCCGCAGGCCTTCAGCGAGAAAGCCGGCAAACCCGACAACCGCGGCGCCTATGGCCTGTTGGGTCAGGAAATGATCACGGCACTCACCCACCTGCAGCATGTGCGGGACAAGCACGTCATCTATGTCGCCATTCTGGAAGAGAAGACCGACGACCACAACCGGCGTTTCTATCAGCTGCAGTTGGAAGGCAGCAAGACCGCGCTGGAATTGCCTGGCGTGCTCGACGAGGTCATCACGCTGGCCATCCTCAAGGCCGATGACGGCAGCACCTACCGGGGTTTCGTGACCCGCGCCGACAACGCCTTTGGCTACCCAAGCAAGGACCGCAGTGGCCGGCTCGATGCCATCGAAGAACCCGATCTCGGAAAACTTATCGCCAAGTGCCTGGGCCAGAACACGCCCGCACAGCAAACCCCATCAATTTAAAGGACATCTCATGAACGCCTATTCACAATCCAACGCCAGCGGCAACTGGAACGATTTCAACGACGCCGAGGCACAGCACGGTGCATTCGATCTGATCGCCGCCCAGAAAAAGAGCGCGTTGGCTACCAGGAGGTAACGTGAAATGCTGGGTCTGTTCACGCCAGGCGCGCGGCTACGGCCATTCAGAAAACCGCCACGCCATTGGCGACCCCAAACGATACCCCATCGACTGGGTGTTTTGCTCACGCCGATGTCAGGACGCGTTTCACAAATGCTACGGCAATTGGTCGCACGCATTGGACCAGGATATTCCAGCGGAGGCGGCAATGGTTGACGTCACGCCTCTCGAAAACGCTGCCATCCGGATGTGCCTCAAACCCTTTGGCAATGCTGCCAGTTCCATCGGTTTCGACAAGCCCCTGGGGGCATATTCGGAAGCTGAGGCCCTGTCCGTGATCGACGCCATCGTCACCGCTTATGTTCAGGAGATGGCTGCTCAGCATGAGCGCAGCAAGTACCCGGCCGTGCGCATGCCGGGGAAGACGCCGGTCGATGATCCGTTTCGCGACGCCATCCCGCCGCTCACCGAAAACCCATTCGCCGACATGGTCGGTGATGAGCCATGGGAGCAGGGCGCATGATCGATTTCAATTCATCGGCGAGTCTGTCGGGGCGCCTGCAAGAACTGATGGACGTGGCGCTTGAGGCGGAACGGGATGCCACTCCCGCACGCGAGTACCTCGGTGCATCGCGTCTGGGCGCGGCTTGCGAGCGCCAACTGCAATACGAGTACGCCAAGGCACCGGTCGATCACGGCAAGGGTTTCTCCGGACGCTTGCTGCGCATCTTCGAACGCGGTCACCGAACCGAGGACATGGTGATCCGCTGGCTGCGCATGGCCGGTTTCACCCTCAAGACCGAGGACGCCAATGGTCACCAATTCGGCTTCTCGGTTGCCGGCGGTCGTTTGCGCGGTCATGTCGACGGCGTGCTGATCGCAGGTCCCGATGGTTTTGCCTACCCCGCTCTTTGGGAAAACAAATGCCTTGGCGCCAAGTCCTGGCGTGATGTCGAGAAACACAATCTTGCCGTCTCCAAGCCGATCTATGCGGCGCAGATCGCGCTGTACCAAACCTACCTTGAGTTGCACGAGCATCCGGCGCTCTTCACCGCGGTCAACGCGGACACGATGGAGATCTATGCCGAGTTAATTCCGTTTGACGCGGCTTTGGCACAACGCATGTCGGACCGGGGTGCGCACGTCATCACTGCAACCGAAGCCGGGGATCTGCTGCCGCGCTCGTTTACCGATTCCACTCACTTTGAATGCAAGTTCTGCGCTTGGGCAGATCGTTGCTGGAGGACCAATCCATGAACAACAGTCAACAAGATTTACCCATTGAGGCAGAGCCCATGGTCGACGCCAAACAGGCAGCGTGCGCGCTGCGACTGCCACTGTACTGGTTTGCCGATCAGAAGCTGCGCGCCAAATACCGAATTCCGCACTACCTGATGGGCGGCCTGGTGCGCTTTCGCATGGCCGATTTGAGCTCTTGGGCTGCCAACAGTCGGGTGGCCAGTGGATCCAAGGACAAGACCCGGCAACAGGAGGGTCCTGCTCATGATGGACTTTAACGACGCGATACCGGCGTCTTCGCCGCACGACGATTCTCGTCGCGAGGAAATTCGCACCAGCTTGCTGAGCAAGCTTGAATCGGTGCTGACAATGATGTTCCCCGCCGGCAAGGTCAAGCGGGGAAAGTTCCTGATCGGCGACATCCTGGGCAGCCCGGGCGACAGTCTCGAGATCGTGCTCACCGGTGACAAGGCGGGACTTTGGACTGATCGAGAAAACGGCTCTGGCGGCGATCAGTACGATTTGATTGGCGGCCACTACGGCATCAACGTCCAAACTGACTTCCCCGCAGTGCTGGCCAGGGCAGCCGACTTGGTTGGCGCAGCAACGCCCATCCCGGCGCGCAAGCGCAAGGTCGAGGTACCGACTGACGATCTGGGCAAGGCCACTGCCAAGTGGGACTATCTGGACGCCGCCGGCAAACTCATCGCCATCGTGTATCGCTATGACCCGCCAGGTCAGAAGAAAGAGTTTCGGCCCTGGGATGTCAAACGCAAGAAGGCAGCACCTCCGAATCCGCGCCCCCTGTACAACCAGGTCGGCATGCTCAATTCCGATCAAGTTGTCTTGGTCGAGGGTGAAAAGTGTGCCAAAGCCTTGATCGATGCTGGCATTTGCGCCACCACCGCCATGTTCGGCGCCAACGCGCCGGTCGACAAGACTGATTGGTCGCCATTGGCGGGCAAGGCGGTGATCATCTGGCCGGACAAAGACAAGCCGGGCTGGTCCTATGCAGAAAACGCGGCACAAGCCATCCTGATGGCCAAAGCGACCACGTGTGTCATTCTGTGCCCGCCAGAAGGCAAGAGCGATGGCTGGGACTGCGCCGATGCAGTGGCCGAAGGCCTTGATGTCATTGACATCGTGCAGAGCAGCCCCCGCATGACCATGCATTTGCCCGACATTGGTGCTGACAACCAAAGTAAATCAGCATCAGGCCCGGGTGAGCGCGATCCGGAGCCCACGGTGTGGGGCAGCGATGATGCTCTCGCGCTGAGCTTTACCCGGCGCTATCAGGAGGACTGGCGTTATGTTGCGGCTTGGGGCAAGTGGCTGATATGGGATGGCCAGCGCTGGCGCAGTGAGGACACGCTGGCTGCATCCGACCTGGTGCGCCATGTCTGTCGCTTTGCTTCCCTGAAGTCGAGAAACCCCAAACTCGCGGCCAAATTGGCAGCATCGAGCACCATTGGTGGTGTCGAGCGACTGGCACGGTCAGACCGCAGGCATGCCGGCACCACTGATGAGTGGGACGCCGATGTGTGGGCGCTCAATACGCCGGGCGGTGTCGTGGATTTGCACACCGGTGGGATGCGGGCGCACCAGCGCAGTGACCGCATGACCAAGATCGCCACTGCCACACCGCGTGGCGAGTGCCCGACCTGGCTGCGGTTTCTGTCGGACATCACCAATGGTGACCAGGAACTGATTGATTACCTGCAAGTAATGGTCGGCTACTGTCTGACTGGGGTGACAAGTGAGCACGCGCTCTTCTTTCTGTATGGCACCGGCGCCAACGGCAAATCAGTGTTTGTCAACGTTATCTCCACCATCTTGGGTGACTACGCTGCCAACGCGCCGATGGACACCTTCATGGAAACCCGAGGGGACCGCCATCCAACCGATCTGGCCGGGCTGCGTGGTGCGCGCTTCGTCTCAAGTATCGAGACCGAACAGGGTCGAAGCTGGAACGAGTCCAAGGTCAAAGCCATCACGGGCGGTGACAAAGTGTCGGCGCGCTTCATGCGCCAGGACTTCTTTGAGTACTTCCCGCAGTTCAAGCTGATCATCGCTGGCAACCATAAGCCTTCCATTCGCAACGTGGACGAAGCCATGAAGCGCCGACTGCACCTGATTCCGTTCACGGTAACGATTCCCGCCGCAAAGCGGGATGGCAAGTTGACCGAGAAGTTGCTGATGGAACGCGACGCCATCATGGCCTGGGCCGTCGAGGGTTGCATGCGCTGGCAAGCCACCGGTCTGAACCCACCAGCATCGGTGGTTGCAGCGACCGACGAGTACTTTGATGAGGAAGATGCCATCGGTGAGTTCATTGCCGCCGAGGCGCAAATCTGCGCGCCAGCCAAGGTCAGTGTGGCCGATGTGTTTGCGCGCTGGCAGGAATGGTCGAGCAAACGCGGCGAATACGTCGGCACCAGTCGCTGGCTTGCACAGCAATTGGCAAATCGCGGCTTTGCCCGCACCCGTATTCACGGCGGTGTCAAAGCGCTCTCAGGCCTGTCACTCAAGGCCAAGGACTACGGAATTCGACTGCCCTATGCAGACGATTGACCGCTCAATAAACGCATCAAAAACGAACCTGGTGACCGAAGGTGTCCGTCGTACTGATTAACGCCCACACGTGCGCGGGTGAAGAACTCATCCTGACGGTGGTCACCTTCGGTCACCCAACCCGAAATTGGAAAAAAACATGACTCAAACAATACTTTGTCTCGATCTCGGCACCACCACCGGCTGGGCGCTGCGCCCACGTGATGGCAATACGGCTCACGGTTTCGTGAGCTTCAAGACCCAACGCTTCGAGGGCGGTGGCATGCGCTACCTGCGATTCAAGCGCTGGCTCACTGAGATGAAAACACTGGCAGACGACGTCCACGCCGTGTACTTCGAGGAGGTACGCCGTCATGTTGGTGTCGACGCCGCACATGTCTATGGCGGCCTGATGGCAACGCTGACCACCTGGTGTGAGCACCACAACGTTCCGTATCAGGGGGTGCCTGTGGGCACGATCAAGAAGCACGCGACCGGCAAAGGCAATGCCAGCAAGGAGGAGGTGATCGCAGCGATGCGCGCCCTTGGCCACCCTGTTACCGACGACAACGAGGCCGATGCCCTGGCCATTCTGCAGTGGGCAATTCACCAAGAGGGGACGACACCATGACTAACTCGGATTTCATAGCGGAGAGCTTTTGGGACAAGTGGCTGACTCGGCCCCGAGGCATTTGTGAATTTGACACTGACGAACTGATAGATCGCTTGTGTGCTGCCCGTCGAGTGCAGCACGTCCTTGATGAAACGGGTCTTAGTAAAGAGGATGCCAACAATGTCTTGCGCATGGTCAAGTACCCCATTCCGTTTCGCAAGTCTGACTTTCCACGATGCAAATTGGCCATAAAAGCTAATCGCGCCCTATACCTTGCATACCTCGATCGCACTGCATCGTTGAGAGATGCGTTGCAGATGGCAATTGAAGAGCTCGAAGCGTCGTACTGTCCGCTCGACGAATCGTGGGTGTGACATGAAAGTACCACCACAACCCTATCGCTGCCCGCTGGGTCGTTTGCAGCCGCAGGTCACCGACCTGGATGCCATCAAGGAGCAGGGCTGGCGTGACCAGCACATCTTGGTCGTGAACGCGGAGGACGCCCGTTTGGACTTCTGTGAACGTCAACTGGTACGGCGTATCGGTGAGCGTCTGTATGGCAAGGCAGGGCAGCGAAATGGATAGGCTCAAGTGCTTCGATACGCCGGTCAAACGCTCAGGCGTAGCTTGGACCCTTGACGATGTCTCAGCGCGCTTCTGCGAGGCTGCAATCACTGCGCGGCGCCTGCCACCGGTTCGAGTCCAGGGTTACTTCAACACGTGGCCTGCCTTTGCGCGCAGCGAGTGGGAGGCGTACTCGGCCGATGAGCCTGTGCGTCTGTCCTTCCCGCCGACTCCGGAGGAGGTGGACAGGATGCTCGAGACTATGAAGTGGGTGCTCTGGCTCGACGTGGAGCAGCGCCACCTGGTGTGGATGCGGGCCAAGGGATATGGGTGGCGGGAGATCGGCATCCGATTTGCCTGCTGTACCAAGACGGCGCAGCGGCACTGGCAAGCGGCTTTGGATCATGTCGTTGATCAACTCAATGCCATTGCAAGCTAGTGCTGCTCTCTCAAACACGTAGTTGGTCGGGTAGACTTGGATTCACATGGACTCGCCCAACCCTCGCCGATGCCTTTAGGACAAACTTCACCGAAGCATTGCTGCGGCAATTGCGCCTTGAAACTGACAGCAGAAAGCAGCGCCAGTGGCATGCGTTGTGGCAAGGAGTATTACGACCTGGCGCCAGCTGATCGGAAGCCAAAGGCGCTCAGTCACTACCCCGAGACTCTGTCGACCAACACTTGCGACAGTTGGACTGAACAGCTTTCGAACTTCAGGGATTCTCAGCGCAAGTAGGCATGCCGTCGGTGAAGATTTGAATGCGGATGATGCAGCAAACTCCCAAATTCCTGAGCCAAGTAGAGTAATGGCTGCCACGTCTGTCCACGCTTTGCCTTGGTTGTCCTTTTGCAGAGGTTTTCTGGTGTCGCATTTCACTGCGATTTCAACTACATTCACGGCTATGGTTGCGAAAGGTTCGTGACCTGAGATGCTCTCTCGTAATTCAATGGGTCCTTCCTCGCCATTTCGCAATGCGGGGGGAGCGAGCGCGAGACTCCCGTAGCGACAGAGTGCAAACCTGGGTTTGCGGCAGTTTGCAGTTTGCAGTGGTTTGCACCTTGGCGACCCAAAGTTTGTTCCCCATCTTTTTACTGAACCCGCCCACGGCCTGACTGTCGGCGCACTTCTTGATTAACTCCAGCGTTTGAAATAGCGCACCTCCGCGGTCTGCCACAGGTTCTCAAACACCTGTGCGGGCCGCTTCTTTTTGGAAAACCAATCTTGAACAAGTTGAACGTCGAGTACCGCAAGGTTGATGCGTTGATCCCTTACGCCAGAAATCCCCGCACGCACACTGATGCGCAGGTGGCCAAGATCGCCGCCAGCATCGTTGAGTTCGGTTGGACCAATCCGGTGCTGGTCGATGGTGAAAACGGTGTTATTGCCGGTCACGGTCGATTGGCTGCTGCGCGCAAGTTGGGGCTTGATGCGGTGCCGGTCATTGAACTCTCGCACCTCTCACCCACGCAAAAGCGGGCCTACGTCATCTCGGACAACCGCCTGGCATTGGAGGCCGGCTGGGATGAGGAAATGCTGTCCCTCGAATTGGCCGACCTGACCGAGGCCGGTTTCGATCTTGCGCTGACCGGCTTTGATGATGTTGAACTCGATGCCATGTTCGGCCCCGACTCTGCTGACGCAGAAGGTGACGAAGCGGACAACTCTGATGCCGCCGCCGATGATGTGCCAGCGGTGCCGACCATCGCAGTCTCAAGACCCGGCGATGTCTGGGTTCTGGGACAGCACCTATTGATCTGTGGCGACGCCGCCAACCCGGCCGTGATCGCCAGTCTGATGCAGGGTGAGTTGGCCGCGCTCTGCTTTACGTCCCCGCCCTACGGCAACCAGCGTGACTACACCAGCGGCGGCATCACCGATTGGGACGGCCTGATGCAAGGCGTCTTTGCGCAAATGCCGATGGCACAGGACGCACAAGTGCTGGTCAACCTCGGTTTGATCCACCGCGGCAACGAAGTGGTCCCGTATTGGGATGGGTGGATTTACTGGATGCGCCCACAAGATCGGCCTGCATGCCCAGCCACTGCCGGTCACGGGCAAAGAAGGCTTGAGCCTTGGGTGGCAGGTGGTCGCGCACGGTCTTGCGCTCACCCGGTTTGAGCCCTCTGCAGTGG